CGACGGCCGTATCGGCATGTATGTCGAGGAGAAAGACCGTTCGTGGTGCTCCTCGAATGCGGCGAACGACAACCGCGCAATCACGATTGAGGTCGCCAGCGATACCAAAGAGCCTTACGCCGTTACGGATAAGGCCTACGCCGCTCTTATCGACTTGCTCGTCGACATTTGCAAGCGCAACGGTATCAAGGAGCTCAAGTGGAAGGCCGACAAGTCTCTTATCGGTCAGCCGGACAAGCAGAACATGACTGTGCACCGGTGGTTTGCAAATAAGAGCTGCCCCGGTACATATCTCTACGAACGGCACGCCCAGATTGCCTCTGAGGTCAACAAACGCCTCGGAAGTACGAATATCAAGCCCGAGCCTGAAAAGCCGTCTGGGGGCTTGTATCGCGTCCAGACGGGCGCCTTTAAGGCCAAGGCAAACGCAGATGCCATGCTGGCTAAGGTCAAGGCGAAAGGCTTTGATACCTATATGGTGAAGGTCGGAGACCTCTACAAGATTCAGGTCGGCGCATTCAAGGTCAGAGCGAATGCGGAGGCTACGTTGAAGAAGCTGCAGGCGGCAGGCTTCTCGGCCTTCATCACTACCGAGCAGGGCTCGGCTGCGGGTGCCGGTAAATCGGTCGACGAGCTTGCCAGAGAAGTCCTGCAAGGCAAGTGGGGCAACGGCGCAGAGCGTAAGAAGCGGCTTGAAGCTGCGGGGTATAACTACGCCGCCGTACAGAAAAAAGTAAATCAGCTCACCTAAGAGATAAGGCCGGAGTCGTTCCTTCGTGGGACGGCTCCGGCCTTTTACTATTTGCGGTAGAACTGCAACGAAAAGTTCGCAGAATCCCGGCTGTTTTGCGCGCTCCCTTTTCTTACCAAACACGGTAAAATAATAATTATCAAGGGGAAAGCCTTGACAAAGAAAAGAGCCCCCGTTGTTCCAGCAACGAGAGCTCAGAAAGGAGGTTAATCATGGACGGCTACTATACCGACTACGGATTCATGGGCTTGGTAAACGGAGAGTACATGCTCTTCGCAACCGACACCGAGTACCTTGAATACGTAACTGACGACTAACCTCGTCCACTCGAGAGCTTGGCCGGTCACAAGACCGGCTGAGCTTAAGAGTGTTCATATATTATATCGCGTTCAGGCGAGAAAGTAAACCCTAAGGAGGTAACGATTCTATGAATTTCCAACGCGCTTGCTACAGCTACTCCGCCTTACAGCGGTGCGCGGACGCCGTAAAGGCTACTAACTGGACCGTTCGTCGGTCGGCAGAGCATTTCAGCAAATGCTTCGAGGTAAAGAAGGTATTCGAGCTTTGCTATGACGAAACGCATTGCCTGCTCTTCGACCCGGACTTTTCACCGTGGTATGACTACCTTAAAGCGGTCGACCGCAAGTACACGAAGAAGGAGCTTGACATGAAGCTGCGCATGTGTCACCGCTTCCTCGCAAACGAGCTCAACGCGATTCTGACAGCCATGAGA